TTATAATAAATATTTTATAATAAATATAAATACTATTATCGTAAATAATTTCCCTTACCTTTATTAAATAATACAAAAGGAGTTTGCTTAATTACAGTATTATTAGTACATGGTATATTAATTATTGGTCGAGTTGTAGATTGTATTTTTGTAATACAATCTTGTGATAATTTATTTCGAACATTAGATTTGACTATATTAGCAAAATTTTGTTTCTTTAGTGAATTTGATGAGTAAATTCTATTATTTTTAACCGAATCATGTTTTATCGCATTTTGTTTAACCGCGATTTTATCGCAATTAGATGTAATACAAGTATCTTCTATTTGAAATTGATTAATAAATCCTCTTCCATTTATAAAATTAGGATCATATGGTTCAATAGATAATAATTTTGGAATATTATTTAACCCAATAATACCTTGTATCATTTTTCTTGATAAATTACTACCATTTTGTGATGGAACAAAAGCAGCATTTGTTGTGGATGTGCGTGCTCCACTTCCACGATATTGTTCAATTGCTTTTGATAATGTATCAATTTCGCCATCTCTTTTAATTTCTATATTATTATTAGGATATCTAAATTGCGGATCTGGGTCATTAATAGGATCATGATAAATATAAATACAATCTACATTCGTAAAATCACTTGACCCAGAAGTTTTAACCAAATGACCAATTGTTAAACTATAAAAATTCAATAAATTATAATCAGATTGATAACTTTCTATAGCAAAATTATTTGTTAATCTTAAAGAGGTTAATTTTAATAATATATCTAGATTATTACTAATATAAAAATATTGGTTATAATTATATCTTAAATCATAAGAATCATTAGAATCTAGTGCTAATAAATTTTTTTCTAAAAATTCTTTATTTTTAAGTTTAATGTTAGATGCTTTTATAATATTCTTTAATTGTACATATATTGCCAAATTTACTTGTTCATAACTTATAGAATATATGTTATTTGTAATATTATTTAAAAATGCTAAGTTATTAAAACTATTTGTAAAATAATTATTGCTTGAAGCATCAAAATATTTATATAAATTTATATCTACAAATCGAGATTTACTAACTAGACTAGTATTATATAATATACTATTTAATTTTATTGTATTATTAATATTATAACTGTTATTAACATTATTATTAGTATAATTTAATGGAATATCTAGTAAATACTTATTATTAAGATTTGGTATAAGAGTTGGAAATTTTGAATTTATAATGTCTGTATTTATATTTTTTTTAAATGTAATTAATGATGTATTGCTAGAAAAATGTGAATGGCGATATATATCATGTTGTGTAATTCCTGTTACCTGATTACCTAGTCCTAACAAAATAAGATTTGAAAAATCTTTGTTTAAAGTTGTAGTTGAATTATTATAAGTTATATTTTGAGTGTATAAATTACTATTTTTGTCTAATACTTTTACATTATTAAGATATATATTCTTTAAACCAAAAATAATTTTGCTATGTTTTTTCATGTTTTGCAATATCTGAAAGTTATTAGTTTTAATAAGAAAAGTTCTAATAACATTAGTTTTAATACTATTAATAATAGTATTATTATTAAATGAATAACTTAAAGAAAAATCATAGTAATTGTCATGTCTATAATCTAATGTTAGTTTATTATAACACCATATATTACGATATATAGAATAGTCAATATTTTTTTCTAATATATATAAATCAGTGTTAAAACTTGTAAAACTGTTATTATTATCGATTAATAATCTGCTAAAATTATTTGGATTAAAGTTTATAATACTAGAACTATCTATTGTTGTATTTATAAAATTAAAATTATTACAAATATCTTTAATACTATAACTTATACTATTATAACATATATCTTTTCTATCTTCTGTTAATAAATCATTATTGCTTATTTCTTTTGTATATTTATATACATAATCACGAATATTTATTTTATAAATATCGTACTTACTTAAATAATAATTTAAATGATATATATATCGATTATAAGAAGCATTAAGACTAGTACTTAAAGAATTATGTATATTATAAAATGAATCATTTTCAAATAATGTATTATTTAAATTATTAAATAAATAATTATATAAATTATCACTTGTGTTTAAATTTTTTACAAATAATATTTTACCATTAGGATTATTAGATGAATCAAAAATAAATTTCATATTATTTTTTATATTATTTTGAGTAATTAAACAACAAGAAGTAGAACTAGCAATAGTACCATTTGTTGCTATACTATTTATTTTTCCACTCAAAATTATTCTATTTTTATAATTATTAAAGTTATTATTTTGTGTAGTTAAAATTGTTTGCCAACTAATATCGGTTCTATTATTAATACTTAAATCCATGATTTTTTCTTTTATGTATAAAAGATTTCCAACATTAGATGAATCAATAATATTTTTTGTTAAAATAATATAATTATTTTTGGTATTGGGAATATTACTATTCATAGTTATAATATATATATTTATAACTATGAATATTTAAATTATTAGTTATTACAAAAAATCATATTGTAATATGAAATTATAAAAATAAAACTATATGTTTTATGTTACTACATCTGTATCATTAAAATACCATTGTGTGGCCAAATATTGGGCTTTTGATGATTTTTCAATATTGCTATTTTTCTTAACTGTAAGATTTGGACCTTTAGTATTTAGCGAGTCAATTTCTAAAGTTCCTACAGCATAATTATAATATTTTAAATCCGATAAATTACCGGCAAATCCACCATTATAATTTACATATAAATTATCATAATTTTGTTTAACAATATTAGATAATTTATGGCGCTTTGTTAAGCTACCATTTATATATATATCGCATATATTTTGTGATGTTACTCGTATAATAACACCCACCCATTTCTTTATAGGTATTGCGTCTACATATATATCATCATAATATGCCTTTTTAGTACTTTCATTATTATGAAATACATTTAATCTTACTAACATTCCTAAAACAGGAAAGTTATTTATTAAATTATCACTTAAATTTTTCTTTCCATTGTATAAATATACACCAGGAGCATTATTTGGTCCAAATAAACCACTGCCTCCTTCACCTGTTGAACTTGGTGGCGAACCTTTGTTGAAAACATGCTTGTAATCAATATTTTCATTATAATTTATATTATTAACATATATCCAAAATGAGTATGTAAATTCAACCCCACCATATTGATTTACACTTCTTAAAATAGGAACAGATGTTTTTTGTCCTAGGTTTTGACTAATAGTTAGTGCCTCTGTAGCATCTTTCATTCCACTTATTAAATATGGTGATTCTGCTGGAGATGTGAAATAATATACAACTTTACTTCCAACATAAAATAATATTGAGAAAAATATCAATACTCCTAATAGGAAAGTTACTCTAGCAATCATTGTATTTGATGATAAAAATCCACTAAAATCTCCTAGTTTTTTTTGTGTTTCAAATGGTATCATTGTTTTAAAATATTTATTAATATTATCAAATATTCCTCCGTTAGAATTCATATTATTTATATATTAATAATATAAATAATATAATATATTTTATTATATTTAAATTTGAATACTTCCTTTTTCCTTGTTATATTCTAAAAAGCTTACTTTTAAGCTATATTTATTAAATAGTGAACTGGCCAAAGATGCATTTATTCCTTCTTTGTAATAATTATAAGCATCTTGTGGATTACAAGATTCACCAACATAGCGAATACGAGTTATAAAACCCTCAAAACTAATATTATCAGGATTATTAGGAGACATATTTCCTAAATATATACTTTTTAAGGTTACTGAATCATAATAATTTTTGTATAATCCATGCATAATAAATGAATTTCTTAATTTACCATCTAAATATACATCCATTGTTCTATTATCAACACTTATTGTTAAATTATTCCATTTTTGAACTGATATATTGGGTATTTTATATCTGGTATAAATTGTTTGATCGGGTTGAGTAGTTGTACCTGCTCTATCTTGGAAACATTCTATATCTATGAATAGATTATTTTCATATTTGTCTAATGCTATGTTAATATTTTTAGGAAATGTTGTTCCAGCAGGTGATGTTGCTTGTACATGTTTTGTGCTAATACCAGAAAGAGTTGTTTTTAATTCAGATACTGTTCCGGAAGATGGACTATTGGCCATAAACAAGATATTTTTTTCTTGTGAAATATTATTTCCCCAATTATCTATGTAAAACCAAACACTCAATGTAAAATTAGATGAAGTAGTTTCAGGTATATCTTTCGCAGCTATTACATTAGTGCTAGAAGTTGTTGCTGTTGTTTCGGAAGCATTTGTTGGTGCTTTTGATGCTTCGCACATTTTGTCATAAATTATGTCTGTTTTGAAAAATATATTGTTCAATCCCCATAATAATACTAAAGCAAGAATTACTAAAATAATTATATTTATAGGACTCATTATAAAATATTAATATATAAAAATATTATAATGTTTTAAAATTGCTTAATAATTTTGTATTTTCTGTATTTTCTGTAATTTTCTGTATTTTTCTGTAATTTTCTAAATTATATTATTATTTTTTTGTTAAACTATATAAAAATTGTATAGAATCAGGAGTTTTTATTTTATCAAAATAAAATATCTCTTTAATACTTCCATATATACCATCATCTTCACCAATAGTTACATTATCTCCTACAAAGTAAGGTGTAACATTGTTTTTAGAACCTACTAATTTACCATCAATAAAAACATCTATAATGTTATTTTCATAATTAATAACAAAATATATCCATTTTTGATGTTTTACACTAGTCATTTCATATATAGTATCTAATTGATCTGCTTTATTATTTATTGTTCTAGATTTTATAATAATTTTTCTAGAGTTTCCATTATAATATATAACTGGTTTAAATCCATAATTAAATAATTCTGTATCTTTTGTATAAGCAATAGAGGTATTAGTCGGTTGTGGATTTATATAAATGTAAAAACTTATGCTATAAGTATAATTATAAGGAAATTTTCTATGGACTTTTGAAGAATCATAATATTTTGTTCCTATATTATATTGACCAGCCAAATCATTTTTAAGTAATTTGAAATCAAATCCTTTAGTATTATCAGAAATATTATTCTTAGTATTATAATATTCATTTCTTACAACAGTTTCATTAGAACTATTTTCAATAGAACTATTTTCACTAGAATTAGTATTAAAGCGTGTACCTAGGTTTGTATTAAAAATTGAAAGCATAGTATTTAAATTATTTGATAATGGAGGTTTATCTTCAACATTAGAATTCTTACTAAAGTTTGGAATAGCAAGGTTATCAGTAATATTTTTGTCTAAATTTTGATATTTTCCTAAAGTTTTCTTTTCATTTAAATAAAAAGGGCCTTCTCCAGCTAAAAGATTATTTTTATTATGTTTTGCTAAATATGTAAATAATACAGGTAACAAAAATATTAATGTTATTAAAATTAGTAATATGAAAAATAATAAATAAATAGAAGATGGTGTTAATTTTATATCGTTATTTATTTCATCTACTAATATAACTAGCAAACAAGGAATAAAAAATATAATATTTTTTATTATGTATAATAAATTTGGAAAAAATTCTGTAGGCATTTTTTCTTCACTTGACACCTCATTTGAATTCGTATGTTTAATAGAAAATATTTTTGCTATTACTGCGAAAATAACAATAATTATTAATACTCCTAATATATTTTGCGTAACATTGAAAACATTATTATTTGTTTTGTGCAAATACAAAATAAAATTAATTGTTAATAATGGAAATAATATTACTAAAAATAATATTCCAACATACTTATACAAAGTAATAAAAGAAGCATCGGGTTTTAAACTGTTATAACCATTATTATGTTTATGAACATAAAATAGAAAAGTATATATGCTAAATGCTACTAAAAATAACCACATAAATATTTCATATTTAGTATTTTTTATTTTAAAAATATTTTGTTTCTCATTTAAATAATAAAATAATCCCAATATTGTCACTAATATAGCTATTATGTAAGAATAATAATATTTCTCTGTACTAATATCAGGCATTGGTGGTAAATATTTCTTTAAATTTAAATACATTTCATTATCTGTGTATTCTTTAAAAAATTTCTTTGCCTTAGCAAACATAAATAATATATTACATTAGCATTATATTATTTATAAACTCAATATTTGTAAACTCAATATTTGTAAACTCAATATTTGTAAACTCAATATTTATTTATAAATTTTCAAAAGCAGTTTTTTTACCATGACAATCTCTACATAGTGCTTCTAAATTATCAATATTGTTTGAACCTCCATATTCTAATTTTTTTACATGGTCTACTTCAAACCACGCTGGTAATTGTTTTTGACAATGTTTACAATGCCAATTTTGTGAAGCAGCCACGTATTTTTTTTTTGTTTCACTAACACTTCTTTTTGTTGATATATTTCCAGAAGATAATATTTTTTGTTGTTGTTTGGATAAATTGTTATGATTATTATTTATAGAAGTGAATAAGTTTTGTGTTTGTTGAAGATTAGCAGGACTGGAAAAATTAAAATTATTATTCATTTCATTTGTTATTGATTTAGATGTTAAATCAATAATAGGACTTATAAAACTTGCGGTATTCCTGTCAATTGGTAAATATTTTATATAACTGTTAGCATGAGTTACAATTTCTTTATAGTTACTCGGGTTTTTTTTTATAAATAAATAGACACATAAACCTATAAAAGCAAATAATGCCATTTTGTAATATTTTTGATATTGTTTAAGTTTATTGAGTAATTTACCTTCAAAATATGTATTTGCTAATACAAAAACAGTTATTAAAAAAATAATTAATTCTAGTTTCATAATATTAATATTTTATATATAAATATATTATTACTAGAATAAATACAATTATTAAAGCACCAAAAATATATTTTTCTTTATTTTTGCGTTCATCATTTTTTTTTATTTCTTTTAATTTGTAATGTTCATAATATTTATTTAAAGCATCATAATATGTTATTTCAGGTTTACCTAAATAAATATTTATTTTGTTATGTATAAAATGGACCCATTTTGAAAAGGATTCTCTTGAATCTAAATATGGTGTTACAGGATATGCGTCTAAAAATTTACTAAAAACACCGCCTATATCAGAAACTGGTAAAAAAAGAGGTAAATTTGTTATAAAGTCATAATATTTTTTCTTTGTACATTCATTTATATGTAATGGATAAGATAAAGCAATTGTATACAATACAAACCAATAATGTGGACCCCATATAATAGGATTAAATATATGATTTTCGTTATACATATTAAACTTTTATTATATTAAAATTTCTTATATTTATTTTAATAAATGAGTTTTAGTAAATTAATAAATTATATAAAAACATTATTGTTAGTTATAATAACTGATAATATGAATATTAAAAAACAATACTTTTGTAATAACTGTGGAAAACTAGGACATTTATTTCATCAATGTAAAGTACCTATTACTAGTATAGGTATTATTCCTATTAGAATTGTTAAAAAATATAATGCTTCTCTAAATAAATATGAAAATTCTATTGAACTATTAATTATAAAACGTAAAGACACATTATCATTTGTAGATTTTATGCGTGGAAAATATTCTATTGAAGATAAAAACTATATAAAAAATTTATTAAATAATATGACCTTTAATGAGAGAAATTATATATTAAATAATGATTTTGATACAATATGGCAATATTTGTGGAATTATAATACAAATAATTCTTATAAAAATGAAGAAAAAACTTCCAAAATTAAATTTACAAATTTGAAACAAGGTTATTCTAATATTTTGGAAAGTTATGATTTAAAATCTTTAATTGACTTATGTGATAAAAATTATGAAGAACCAGAATGGGGATTTCCAAAAGGACGACGAAACTATCAAGAAAAAGATATTATATGTGGACTAAGAGAATTTGAAGAAGAAACAGGTTATCAAAAAAATGATATTATACTAATTAATAATATTGTCCCATATGAAGAAATTTTTAGTGGGTCTAATTATAAATCATATAAGCATAAATATTTTGTTGGTATTATTGTTGATAATAATCAACCAAAAAATGATTATCAAATATATGAAATTACTGAAATAAAATGGATACCAATAGACGATGTTAATAATTATATTAGAGAATATAATTATGAAAAGAAAAAAATTATAAATTATTTAAATAAATTATTAAAAAGTTATATACTATATATTTAATATATAGTAATGAGCGCTATTATTAAAAATGAATTAAATGAAGGAGACATAGTAAATATTCCAATGTCTTTTAAAGACGAAACAAATGAAGGTATTGAAAGTATTGAAAGTATTGAAAGTATGGAAGAAGAAGAAGAAGAACCAGAAAATGAAGAACCAGAAAGCGAACAAGAAAGTGAAGAACCAGATAGTGAAGAAGAAAGTGAAGAACAAGAAGATGAAGATGAAGACGAAGAGCAACAAATTTCACCACAAAAAATAAATCAAGACATTAAAGAAGATAAATCTAAGAAAAAAAATAACGAAGAATTAGTATCATTATTTAGAGAAAATATAAATAAAATTGACAATAGCAAACTAGACAAAAATAAGTTGGAACTATTAGAAAAAAATTTAAATACAATAACAGATTATAAACATTTTAATAATGCTGTTGAATTATTGAACGCAAAAGAATTGAATGATTCTTTTGATACAAACTATAAATATTTATATCCACATTTAGATGATGAATTTTTAAATATTAAAATAGCACATAAACAAGAATTTGAAGAAAATAAATTAAAAGTAACAATAACCGATGATTTCGAAAAACAAAGTAATGAAATTTGTAATAAAGATTTTGAATTAGCACCGCATCAAAAATTTATTAAAAATTTCCTTTCAATGTATACTCCATATAATGGGTTATTATTATATCATGGCTTAGGAACTGGGAAAACTTGCTCGGCAATTGGTGTTGCTGAAGAAACAAGAAAATATTTAAAATTTATGGGATATAATGAGCGTATAATAATAGTGGCTTCGCCAAATGTTCAGGAAAATTTCTATTTACAATTATTTGATGAGCGAAAATTAGAAGAAAGAAATGGTATTTGGACTATTAATAATTGTGCGGGACAAAACATATTAGATGAAATTAATATGATACAAAAAAATTTGTCGCGCGATAAAGTAATAAAAATTGTCAAAAATGTTATAAACAATTATTATTTATTTATGGGATATACACAGTTTGCTAATTTAATAATAAAGAAATCAAATATTTCTAGTCAATCATTAAGCACACTAGATTCAAAGAAAAAGCAGTTATTAATAAAAAATAAATTACAAAAGTTTTTCAATAACAGATTAATTATTATTGACGAAATACATAATATACGTCAATCTAAAGATAATAGTAATAAATTAGTGTCAAATGAGTTAATTAAATTAGTAAAAAATGTAAATAATTTGAAATTATTGTTTATGTCAGCAACACCTATGTTTAATGATTATAAAGAAATAATTTTTTTGATTAATATATTGAATTTAAATGATAAACGATCAATAGTAGAATTAAAAGATGTATTTGCTAATGATGGAAGTTTTATTGTAAATAGTAAAGGTGAACAAGTAGGGTTAGACCTATTTAAAAGAAAAATAAATGGTTATATAAGTTATATAAAAGGTGATAACCCATTGAGTTTTCCTTTTAGAATTTTACCAAAGGATTTTTCTAAAAATAATAGTATTTTAAATAATAAATATCCAGAATTTAAAATAAATGCTACTCCATTAAAAGAATCACTAACGCTATTTGATATATATGTAAATAATACTAATATATCACCATACCAAGAATATGTATATAATATTATATTAAAAAATAATATATCAAAATTTGATGAAGAAAAACTAAATGCTATGGAATCTTTTGGATACACATTATTACAAAAACCGTTGGAATGTTTAAATATTGTTTTTCCTAATAGTAAATTAGAAAATTATTTTAATAGTAAAATGATTTACTACAATAATGATATTGTAGAAGTGGTGAAAAATATTAATATTGAAGAAATAAACACTATTGTTGACATAAAAACTATTGTTGGTAAATCAGCAATTAACAATATTATGAGTTATCAAGAATCACAAGCACCTAAATCTAGATATAATTATAATTTTAAGAGTGAGTTTCTTAAAAATATGCCTATTAATATGTTTGATTATGATAAAATTGGAAAATATAGTTTTAAGATTAAAGCACTAATTGATTCATTAATAGGCTCTACTGGTCCAATCATAATATATTCACAATTTATAGATTCAGGATTAATACCAATAGCACTTGCCTTAGAAGCCAAAGGATTTACGCGTTATGGAAATAATAAATCTCTCTTTGCTAATCCTCCAAGTGAAGAATTAGATGTAAATACTTATAAAACGAAATCAGAAGTATTACAATTAGGACAGCGTTTTCGAGGTGCGAAATATGTAATTATAAGTGGAAATAGTAATATTTCTCCAGATATTGTAAGTGATTTGAAAGCATGTACAGATTCTAATAATGTGGATGGTGAAAATGTTAAAGTTATTCTTTTATCGGCAGCAGGAAGTGAAGGGTTGGATTTCAAATATATTAGACAAATACATGTTTTAGAACCATGGTATAATATAAATAGAGTAGAGCAAATTATAGGGCGAGCAATTAGAACTTGTAGTCATAAAGATTTGCCATTAAATAAACGGAATGTTCAAATATTTATGCACGGCACATTATTAAGTAATGCTAATGAATCTGTTGACTTATTAATTTATAGAAAGGCCGAGGAAAAAGCTAAAATAATAGGAAATGTTACCCGTGTTTTAAAAGAACATAGCATAGATTGTTATCTAAATTATGAGCAACAAAAATTTGACGAAAAATATTTAAATAAAAAATTACCTATTATTCTCTCTAATTCAAACTCAATAGAATATGCTATTGGAGATAAATCAAATAGTCCATTATGTGATTATATGGATAATTGTGCGTATACGTGTAAACCATCTTTAGAAGAATATAGTCAAAAATATGGAGACAGGAAAATAGATTTATTTTCATATGATGAGTCATTTTTGAAAACAAATAATGAAGTTATAATTAAACTTTTGAGAGATTTATATAAAGAATACTACTTTCGTACTAAAGGAGAAATAATTAATTACATACAAACATTTAAAGACTATCCCTTGGTTCATATTGATAACGCATTAAATGAATTAGTTAATAATGAAAATATTTTTATTACTGATAAATATAATACGCAAGGAAAATTATTACATATTGACAATTTATTAAATGATTTAGACGATTTGTATATTTTTCAGCCAATAAACTTAAATGACGATTCTACGCTTTTTGAGAGGTCCAATAGTGTAATGAAAAAACCCAATGCTTTAAAATTTGCGGTTCCCGAGGACTTTAATATATTTAGCGATGAAGAAGCAAAAGAAGCAAAAGAAACAAAAGAAACAAAAGAAACAAAAGAAACAAAAGAAGTAAAAGAAGTAAAAGAAACACTTACCCCTAAAATAATACTAAGTCAAAATGATTTAGATGATAAATTATCGGATAAAAATATAGCCTATGTTAAAGCAATTATTGCTGAATTAAAAAGCAATTATAAATTTATAATAACAGAATATACACCGACAAAAAGCGAATATTTATTAAAAGATAACAAATATATTTATTATGGTAAAATGACGGATATATTAATAGCGGATAAAGTAATAACTAGTAACGAAGTGAATATTTTAGCAATAAATATATTATTAGATGATTTAGATTTTAACAAAAGTGTTTTATTGGTTATTTATTTGCTAAATAATGGTTATAATGAACTAACAAATTTTGAAAAAGATTTATTAACTTATTATAATTCTAAAATTTTAGAAGCAAATAATGGTAAATTAAAAGCACTGTTTATACCAAATAAAAGTGAATTTAGAGAATATACCTTATATATTTTAACTAATACAAATTTAGAGACTTCAAATATAACACTAAATAGTGCACAATCAGAGGATTACAATGATTATGATAATATTATTATATCAAAAAAAATACCTACTTCACAAATGGCAGTTCCATTAGGATTTTTATCAAGAAATAAAAAAATAACAAAAGAATTAGCAACAGATTTTAAGGTAAAAACGGGTTCAAATAAAGGGGCACGATGCGAACAAGCTGGAAAACTTAATAGTGAAAAAATTTTCGTTGCTCTAGGAGTAAAAGATGAAATGATTGAAAAATTAAAAGGAAAGAAACTGGAAAAAGGAGAGAAATTGAATCAAAAAAATTTCTGCGCGGCACAAGAACTATATTTTAGATTGTATGATTTACAAAAAATAGCAAATAAACGTTGGTTCTTAAATCTCTCTGAAGCACAAATTAATAACTTATTGTAATAATAACTTATTGTAATAATAACTTATTGTAATAATAACTTATTGTAATAATAAATTATTGTAATAATAAATTATAATTAAATTAAATTAAATTAAATAAAATATAATAAAATATAATTAAATTAAAATAAAATATAATAAAATATAATAAAATTATTTTATTATATAATTGAAATAATTTTAAAGATTAAATCAATAATATATATAATCTAATGTCTAAAATACAAAATAAAAAATCATCAATTAATAAAAAACCATTAGACAATTCGCATGTTTATATTCGTTCATTATTAACACAAAAAACAGTATTAAAGTATGACGAAGTTAACTCTGAATTATTCAACATATTAGAAGCAAAAATAAAAAAATTAAATGAAGGTAAATGTATTAAAGAAGGGTATGTTAAAAATAATAGTGTTAAATTATTAACATACTCAAGTGGTGAATTATTTGATAATAAAATATTATTTGAATGTGTATTTGAATGTTTAATAACCAATCCTGTTGAATCAACATTAATTTATTGCATTACAAAATCAATAACTAAAGTAGGAGTTCGCGCCGAATTAATAGTAGATGATGAAATTAGTCCATATATTATTTTTATAGCACGCGATCATCATTATAATAATGAATCTTTCTCACAAATAAAAGAAAATGATATTATACAAGTCCGCATATTAGGTCAACGTTATGAGTTAAATGATAAATTTATTAGCATAATTGCCGAATTAATAAGTATTAATAATTATAGCACATTAAAAAATGAGTTATTAACACAAGATAGTGAAGAAGATTTAGAAAAAACTGGTACTAAAACCGGTGGTAAAACTGTTGGTAAAAAATTTCAAATTAAAGTAAAAAAATCAACACACGAGGCTATTATTAATTATTAGTTATTAATTAGTAATACATTACTTGATTAGTTAATATAAAATTTATTTAAAGGTATTTTTTTATTAGTAATAATTACTAATATGGAATTAAATAATGAGGACCCTGATGAAGAAAATGGAACTAATATTGAAGACAATGAATCTAGCGAAGATAAAGCTATAATGTGTAAAAATAATATTATTGATTCTAATAATAATAATATAGATTCTAATGATTTGATTAAATTGTGTAAAATAATTGAATCTTTAGAAAATAGTCATCATATAGAAATTGCTAAAATATTAAAAACAAATAATGTTTATTTAAATGAAAATAGTAATGGTATTTTTGTTAATTTAAATAAAATATCGTTTTCAGTTTATAATGATATATGTAATTATATTGATTTTATTAAAAAACAAGAAAGCGATATAAATAAAGATGAAAAATTGAAAAGAAATTTACAAACAACTTATTTTAAAGATAATAAAGATATTACCACTACTAATATTAGTATATAAAATGCTATGTCTAAATAAAGAAGAGTTATTGAGAAATATAGATTTAAATGAACTTAAGCAATATATGTTATATAGTCTTAAAACAAATAATAATAGTAGTTCAAAAAATTTTACATTTGTTGAAAGCAATATTCTGTATGAAAGTAATAATTCTAATAACAATTCTAATAGCAATTCTACTTCCAATAAGTTTAATAATTTAAGAAAGCAAAACATAATAGTTACTCCAGGTGTTCCAAGAAGTCGAGTTCAAATAAATTATACAAAAAAATTAAGTAAATATAATGAACCATTTAAAATTAACAATCATAAAAATTTCGCAGATAAATTATTTTGGATGTTTTACAAAATTATCAATAATTTTAGTGATATTGATTTAGAACATATTAATTCGTTTAAAATTATGAAAGAGTTTAAAATTAATAGTGTTGAAAAATTAAAAAGTCAAAAAAATATTTTAAAAGATTTTAAAATACAAAAAGGTTTAGTCGAAGATGACCTTACCAATAATGAAAAAATAAGTTTTAAAACGTTCCATGCGTTGTGTGTATTATATTTAGTAAATGTTATTTTGATTCGCGACAATAACACGTACTGTATTTTATGTACAAATAATGATGAAAAAGTTATTAACTTAGAAAATTATAAGTTATTAAAAATATCAAACGTTAAAATGAGTTCAGAATTTAATAATTTTGATATAGAATTAGTTAATAATAGCATAACAGAAGAAGAACTTCAAACCATATTAACATCTTATTATGCTATTGAAAATATTGAAAAACCATTGAAAGCATTTAGTAATTATAAATTAGATGATTTAGTTAGTATAGCAGAAAAATTAAGCATCAATGTATATGATGAAGCTACTAAGAAAAAGAAAAAACAAGAATTATATGAAAATATAATACAAAAATTAATTTAATCATATTTTAATTATATTTAATCATATTTAATCATATTTTAATTATATTTAATTATATGTTGCTATGATTTTTTTATTACTAATAGATTTTTTATTAATAATAGTATTTTTAAGCAAAATTGAAATTTATTATTTATATTACAAATGTAATAAATAATAAATAATAATATATATTAATTATGAGTAAAAGTCAAATAATTAAAGAAACTAGCAAAGATACTCAAAAGGAGGAATTGAGTAATAAATTTATAAAATATATTGAAACCTATTTATCAAGTTATACACGATTTTCCGAAAATGTATCTCCTGAATTTGAGATACGCTTTGGAACAAAAAAAATAAAAAATATTAACAAAGTAGATTTTTACAATGTTATAAAGAGTTTGCTAAATTATGATTTTAAATTAATTAATGAAAATTATCATTTGAAAATAATGAACAACAGTAATTTATCTAATATTAGAACACAAATAAACGGAATACCAAATATTCAAAGTTATTGTAAACTAAATAATCTTGCCGGAATCTTAGATGAAAATAATATTAAATTTGTAGAAAAAGAATATTTTAAAAACAATGATTCTCAATTATTTCCATTAGATTTTGACGAATATAATTTTCGTGTATGCTATCAAACAGAGCAAAATTATTCAAGAAATCATAGTGCTGTCGAAGAACTACATAGTAAATGGAACTCTATAAAAAAAATATTTAGATATATTAAACGCTACGAATATAGACATCCGGATTTGCCATTTGTAGTTCATTGTAGTATTGTAAAAACTTCTAAATCACAATATGGTAAATTTATTGAGCAATTTAATATTAAAGATTCAGAGGTTTTTAATTCATTAGAAAATTTTGAAATTGAAATAGAATTAAACAATGAACTTATTATTGCTAATAAATCATTTTCAAGCGCAGAATTTTTATACACTAATTTGCGCAAAGTTATTAAATATATTTTAATAGGGTTACAAGAAACAAATTATCCCATAACATTAAATGAAATGGAGTTTGCTATGCAACAATATTTAAAATTAGCAAAAGGACAAGATTATAAACCTATGATGATGCCAAATATAAAAGATTTTATTGGTCCATCATCCACAACATTACAAATGGTAAATATTTTACCCGAAACAGAAATAAATGATACAAATAATTCTATTCCAAATATTAGAAACAATTATACTGTAACTGATAAGGCAGATGGAACTAGAAAATTGCTATATATATCACCACAAGGAAAATTATACTTTATTCCTACAATTATGAATATACAATTTACTGGATGTTATATTGAGAAAAAAGAATTATTTAATACAATTATAGATGGCGAACATATTTTACATAATAAAAAAGGCGAATACATAAATGTATTTGCTTGCTTTGATATATATTATTTTAATGGAAAAAATGTCACAGGTTTGCCTTTTATTAATTTGACAATTGATGAAAAAGAAGGAAAAATAGCTAAAGAAACCAAAGAGAAAAAAGAAGAAAAAGAAGAAAAAGAAGAAAAAGAAGAAAAAAGCGAAAAAAGCAAAAAAGAGGAAAATTTCAATTATCGTCTTATAATTTTAAATAGTGTAATAAAATCTCTTGAATTAAAATCAATTACAAATAGTAAAGAAATACATATTAAATTTAATGTGAAAAAATTTTATGGTGCCCATATATTTAATGGTTGTGCTAGAATTTTGAATAATATTAATGAGGGATTATATGAATACAATACTGATGGATTAATTTTTACACCATCAAATACAGGCGTGTGTAGTTCCAAAACAGGAGTTGCTGCGCCAAATTATAAAATTACATGGAATGAATCATTTAAATGGAAACCTCCGCGCTATAATACTATTGATTTCTTAATTAGATTTAAAAAAAATGATTTAGGCGGTAATTTTATGGGGACTTTAAATAACGAAGGCGAAGATTTAACTTCATATAATCAAGTTAAAAATTATTACACTTTAATATTAAATGTAGGTTTTGATGAAAAAAAACATGGTTATATTAATCCATATAATGATATTATTAATAATAACATTAAGCGAGATACTAAGGAATCTTATGCTAATAGTTATAAACCTTGTCGTTTTTATCCAACAAATCCAAGCGATGTCAATGCTGGATTATGTAATATATTAGGCAAATTAGATGAATCAAATAATCTCAAGATCTATACTTTGGAAGGTGATGAAATAGA